ATCGTATTTTTGAATAGTGATATTCATAGCACTTGTACCTGTGTTTGCGAATGTTCCTGCAATAACTAAAGATTTGTTTGTTGCAGTATAGACATCTGTTAATGTTGCGTCTGTCAATGAAATTTGAGCATCATTAAAATTATTAGCCATGTTTTAACTCCCTAATGCTACTGCAAATGGAATACTGTTTGGGTCACTCTCTGTGACTGAAATCCCACTTGGTAGTGTTATTGCGTTTGTTGAAGTGTTGATAGAGAATAATTCTAAACTATCAGCACCATCATATATCTTTACACTTAGCGTATCAGTGACACTGTTGTCAATCCAAATTGTACCTGCTACTGCTGAAGTAGGTGCAGTGCTTCCAATATGCTGAGAATTAAGTGCGTTTAATGTATCGTTTAGATTACTTCTAAAAGTACCGAATGCTACGTTATCTATTGTAATTTGAGAAACTTGCGACATTACCTTTTTTCTATCCTATATTTATGCAGATTTCAACCCATATCCATTCGCTTGGTAATCAAATATTTTTGAAATAGCGACATCGCTAGAATTGTAGAAAGTTAAATCAAATCCGTCTGTTGATTTATTGGTCACTACAAAATAATCACCACTAGACATATCTTGACCTGTCACATTAACATTTGGATTTGCATAGAACGGATTAGCAAAAGTCACATTATAAGTTCCTGCTCCACTAGAAATATCATCACCTGTTTCTTGTCTATTCTGTAAGTTTAAAGATACTGTTAATCCTTTAACCAATGCTCTGGATTGATTGTTTAATGAGATTAATCTTGCTCTAAATTTAAAATATTTGCCTTTAAACGTTCCTTGTTGTGCAACACTTGTAAATGTAGATATATCGCCAAGACTTGTTTCACTAGCACCAATCTGGATATTTGTACCTGCATTAGTAGGTAGGTTTCCGTCAAATGGTGCTTTGGCATTTTCAAATAAATCTTCATTTCTACCGAAATCAAATAAATCATATGGGTCGTCAGATACCATATCTAATTGAATTTTAAATGTAGCATCATAAATAAAAGGTAAAGTAAATGTGGAATTAAAATCATAAAATCCACTACCAATAATATTCTTATCAATGCCCCCTGTTTCAAATACATAATTAGCATCTACGTCAGCAAAATTACCTATTCCGTCATCAAACTTACTTATAGTGTCTAAAGTAATAACATTATCCCCCGCAATAGTTCCTGTTTCTGTTCTTTTAAATGTATTTGTAAATGTTCCTGCAAAATTAGGGTGTTCTGTAATTGTATCTAATAGCTGATAACCTTGTGCAGTGACATTACTAGATACAATTAATGCAGGTTCTAAACTTTCATTTCCTAATTTATCAATCGCTTTAATACCCAAAGTAAATGGTGGGTCTATTTTATTTAAGATAACACTATTCGCACTTCTTCTAGGCACACGAACTAAATCAGTAGAATTAAACCAAGAATAACCACTTGATACTTTTTGATAACGTATCTCATAACTTTCAACATCAAGGTCAGCAACAGGCAACCAAGATAGTTGCATTTGGTCACTTCCTATTAATGAAATGGCAAATTCATCTACATTGGCAGGTGGTAATGTTGCACCGATAACTTTATGCGTTCCTGTCACATAAGTAGATTTAACACCAATACTGTTGATTGCTCTTGCTCTTACTTCATAAGTAGCACCATCAATGGCATTCAATAATTGATATTCTAACGCCTTACCTTGAGATACTAATCTATAATTATCTACAACAGCATTTCCGTCTTTATCTAAAGTCTGTTTGACTTCAATTTCAAAATCATCAGCAAAAGCATCTGGTGAATCACCAACAGTAATTAATAATCTAGTTATGACAGTACCGTCATTGTATTCCACTAAATCGTCACTTAATGTAATTGATGCAGGTGGTTGAACTGTGAATGGGTCTGGGAATGAAGTATCTGGTATGACTGCTACTTCTGTCTTTTCATCAAATGTGTAAAATGCGTCTTGGTGTTCTATTAATGATAAGGCAACTTCAAATGAAGGATTAATTGCCATTCCTACTATTCTAAATGGTTTTGAACTAAATCCTGTAATAGATGAAGTGACAGCAACAATATCACCAATAGCTAAATTCATAGCTTCATAATTTGCAGTTAATTCTAATCCTAAATTATTTCTGCTTCTTTTAAGGACTATCTCGCCAAATTCTAATGCTTGATAAGGATTAGTAATAGTCGGTAAATCAATAACACCTTCTTGTAAGAAACCACCATCTTCTGTCTTTAATGTGGAATGGTCAGTATCATAGACGATTGTATCAGATTGATAATTCTTATCTGGATTAATAAAGTTTACTTGAACACGATTATATTTTTCATTCTTACGTTCACTTGAAACTTTGATGCCACCTATGATATTATCTTCGTTTAGTGTCAATACACTAGAACCAGTAGTTTCAATAATTAATTTATATTTACCTTGAGCATAAGGTAAAAATCCTCGCATTCCTTTAAGAAGTGTTCTGGTGTTATCAATTAACTTTTGTCCTGTATCAATAATTGCATTACAGTCAAATAAATTAATATCACTACCACCAGAATAAGGTGTCACTTGTGTTTCAGCTATGGTTGATGCTGTGTAAAAACTAGGAATGTCAATATCAGCAATATCAATTCCTTTTCCGTATCTTGTATTAGTTAGATAATCTAATAAGCACCAAGCAGGATTAGTCGTAAAGACATCTGTTGTTTCTACACTAGAAGCATCATAAGTAGATATTTTTCTACCTTGAACTAATGCTTGAATTTTAGGAATACCAATATATTTGTCAGCGTCCCAAGTTAAACGGAAAGCAATATAAGATAGTCCTGCAAATGTTCTTGTCTTACTAGACCAACTAGAAAGATTATTTAATAATGTTGATTGCGATTGTGCATCAGTTCCATAAAAAGTCTGAATTTGGATAGTGTCGCCAAATCTACTATCATTGGAGGTGACAGTGCCACCATCACTAAAAGAACCACTAAAAGTAATTTCTTTATCTTCAACATAAATTTTTGTAATGCCATTTATTTCCCCCTCACATAATACTAATGCACCATAAAGATATTGATTGTCTGTTCCACTTGTTTCTAAAAATACTCTTGTTCCACCAATTAATCTTGTTCCATAAATAACAGGAATATTTGCATTGTTAGATTGTTTATTAACAAGAACGCCTTGTGCATCAGCATCTTGTGTAAAATCTGGCAATTCTGGTTTGGGTGCTAACCAAGATACTGTCTTAGATATTGCAAATCCTGTAACGACACTTTTAAGTATAAAAAGTCCTGCTTGAATCCAAAATCCCATTATTTTCTACCCCATAAAATATCTTGTACAGTCAATGCAGAAAATTCCATAGCATTGTCGCTAGGGAAAGATACTTGCTGACTGCCTTGATTTGTTTTTCTTCCAGACACTCTACTAAAATCTGCAAAGTGTGAAGTACAACTTAAAACTAATTTACCTGTATCTGTATCAATAGTAAAATTTTCAATAAATCCTTTATCATAATTGAACGTATCTATTAAGGCATCATTACTATCTAGTAATCCAATATCAATCGTCACTTCATCATTACTGACAACATTGTTTAAAACAATAGAAACAAACGAACTATCAACTGCTGATAATTCTATTTGAAAACTTGATATATCTAATTCTGATTTTTCTGCTTTTCCACCAATAGATAATAAATGCGAACTAGCTGAATAGGTGTTTGAATTATGAGTAACGTCTTTAAAGTGATTGGTTAATCTTTGTGGAGTAGGGAATAGTATCTCTACTAAGACGATTGGTTTGATTGTCTGATTAAGTATCTCAGACTGTAAATCACTAGAAAATCCTCTAGTCATTACAACGCCTCAATAAAATCTACTTCAAATCTGTATAAGTCTAAATCCCCTGTATTAAATTCTTGAATATCTGATGTTAATCTAACTGTAAATTCTACTCCGTCATAAGTGACACTTTCCGTATCTGTTAATGCACTTCGCAGTGGTGGTTCAATCGTGATTGTGGCATCTGTTGAACTATCACCTGTTGAATCTTCAACAACCATATACACCTTTGAATGTCCGCCAAACTTAACAAAATCCCCTGCTTTAATTGTGTTGGATATTCCTGTTATATCAATCGTAGTATCACCTGCTGAATGGCTACCACTAACAGTCACTGTTCCAGACACATCACCTTTGGCGTTCTTTAAATCTGGTAGTGCAATTTGGAATGTTTCTTTTTGACTTCTTTGTTTCATAATAAAAGCATAAACAGGAGCAAATTCACTTCTGTTCATTGGTGGATATGATGCTGAAAATTTAAATCTTTGTCCATCTACTTGAACTGCAAACATCTTTCCACTATCAGTAGTAGATGTAATTGTTTTTTGTTCTGAACCAAATCCTATTGATGCAAATTCTGGTGATGTTGGATATGTACCTGCCATTAGACTAACGCCTCTTTTCCTTGTCTGTTAAGTGCATCATTTATTACGTTAATGATTGTACTACGTCTATTAGTTAATAATTCATCAACACCTCTTGCGTCAACTGTATTAATAGTAAAATTAATATTTGTTGTTCCACCCATCATTTTTTCATTAGGTACAACAGTTCCAGATGATTTGGGAATAAATAACTCTGGTCCACGTTCACCAATTATACTTGGTCTATTAACAGGCGGTGTTCCACCATCAGCAAAACCAAATAATTTAGGAATACTAGCGACAAAACCACCCCCACCTGCAACAGCAGAACCAAATCCTAATGCTCTTTGTAAAGTGACTGCTAATTTTTGTCTGATAATAATTCTTAATAAGTCAGCTAATAAACTTCTAGCAAAGTCTTTAAAGTTTGCTTTACCTGTCATTATGGCATCAGTTAAACTATCAGCAAATCCGTCAAATGCTTTTTTACCTAACTTTTCAAAATCATCTGTAATTTTAATTGCTTCACCCATAGCAGTTTTAAATCCGCCTTTAAATCCTTCAACCGCCTCAGATAAGCCATCAATATTTTTTTTAACGTCTTTAACACCTTCACCAATTTCATCAGTTCCATCAACAGTTACTGGAATTATGATATTTGGTGCATCATTGTTAATATCATCAATTTGCTGTGATAATTTTGTTCTGATATCTAATAGTTCTTGAAATACTTTGTCAGCACTTCCTTCTGCTATTAATCCTATTTCTTCAAAAAGTTTGGTAGCATAGTATCTACCAGTGGTCATAAAGTTTTCAATTTGTAATTGATACTTTTCAATTAAACTTCTAGCACCAGAAACAACACCCAATGCCATAATTCCTTTTTTACCTAATAATAAACCAACAATAACACCATAGTTTTGTATCTCTGGTGGTAATAATAAAAATCCATCAATAATACTATTGAATGACTTTGCAATAGTTCCTAATGGTTTTTTTAAATCTTCAGCAACTTCTTTTCCTCGTTGAAATGCTTTAACTAAATTAGTTCCAACAGCTTCACCAAATTCTCTAATAGATTCTGCGTTATCTTCAACTACTTTTTTTAAATCACCTAATTCTCTTTTAAGAGCAGGGAAAAATCCAGATGCGACAGCTACTTGAAATGTAAAAAATGCGTCTTTTAAGTTTGATATAGTACCAAAAGTTGTTGCTGATAATTCTTTTGTTAATTCACCATATTGACCACCAGTGCCAAATGCTTTGGCTAATCCCTTAATACTTTCATCAACAGATACTTTGACACCTGCTTCAAATCCTGCCATAGCAGTAACTGCTCTATCTCTGAATAAATCTGCTGAACCAATACCTGCACTAAATGATTTTTGAATATTTAATGACGCTTGGGCAAAATCACCACCTAATTGAACTGCTGTATTACCTGTAATCTTTAATAATTCATCAAAAGAAATTCCCATTTCCTCTGCTTTGTCAGCAACAGTAGCTAATGCAGTTACACCCTGTTGAATGTTTCTTAATTCAAAAGGTGTTTCTGATGCGAACTTTGTGACTTGTTGAAGTGCCTTTGCACCTGCTTCAGCAGAACCAAATAATGCTTTTAATTGAATACCTAGATTTTCAACTTCTATACCTGCATCTAAAAAACCTTTTAATACAGTAGCACCACCAATACCAATTAACGCATTTCTAAGATTAAATACGTTTCTTTGCATACTAGACAACCCACGATTGACTGAATTAAATGCTCTAAGTGTTTTGTCTTTAGCAAGAATATCAATTTGAAGTTGTTTAATAGACATTATCTTCTTTTACCTTGTAGTTTCTGTTTATTCAATTCTTTTTGTTGTTCATCAGCTTTGTGACTGAAATAAGCAACCCATAGATTAAATTCTTCTACTGGCATTTGCAATATTTCGCCAATAGTTTTATGTAATGTTTCTGCTAAGAAAAAGTGAAAATTTAAGTCTTGGTCAGAATTTATTTTTTTTTTAAATCGTCTAAACTTGATTGAGTACCAAGTATTTGACTTGCGACCCTACCAATAATATCTGGGTCAACAAACTTCTTCATCTTAACTTTACTTTCAAGGTCAAACATTTTTTCACCATCTTTGGTTTCTGCTTTCTTGACAATTACGTCAATCAATACAGTCAAATCATTATCGTTTGAACCTTTGAAAATTTCAGATTTTTCTAGTAGCGTAAAAGGTTTGACATAAATGGCATCTTCGCCTGTCAATCCCCACTCCTCAACTTCTATAATTTTTATTTCTTGATGCTTAAAATGATTAATAGCACCTTCAAGAAAATCCTTTTTAGGCATTTAAATTATACAGTTGTAGTGCTTACGCCACCAGAGAATTGTACGTTTATAGTTCTTGAAATAACACCATCAAGTGTCACAGCTTGAGATACACCAGTTACAATTGCTGTTCCTGTGTAATATGTATCGCCACTATCTGCACCTTCTGGATATAAGTTTAAAGTTACTTCAGCACCAACAGTTAATGCACCTTGACCTGTGGCATCTGTTTCGTCCCAATGACATTCAACAGTACCAGTAGCATCACTTCTTAATGCTTTATAGGTTTTAGATGTATCTGTTAGGCTTGTATCTTCAACTGTGTCATTAGTTTCATCAACAGTAAATCCAGTTACTTCTGCAACTGCGTTAGCACCTACTTTGACTACTCCACTTGTTCCGACGTGTGTTGCCATTCTTCATACTCCTTTTGTTCGGTTTGTTCTTCTACTATTACCTCTTTTTTCTTTGATGTTCTAGTAGATTTTTTGTCTATTGAAAGTTTATATCCTTTCGCCAGAAACTTGTCTAGTTCATTATCCCAAATAGATATACTTCCTAGTCCATTTGGCATAAATAGTGTTACTCGTTTAGCCATTATGAAGTCCCTCTAATAAATTCATAAAATACCCTTACCACAATTCTAATACCACCCAAAGGATATAATGTACCTTCATCTGATGACACTTCTATAATTTTTGTTTCTTTAGCGTTTCCACCTCTAGTTCTATCTGTGTCTAAAGTTTCTTCTACTACTTCAATAAACTGATTACGTTTAGTATCTAAATTTGTTTCTGTTCCTTTAACATAACCAACAATTACATAATCTATTGTGCCACTTCTTTTACCTGCTGAATAATCACCTAGAGCAAAATCTTCTCTAGTTTCATCACCTGTTGCTATATACAAAGCAGGAAATTGTGGGTCAGCTAATTCTTCTGGATTAAATGGTTCTCTAGTAATCTTTTTAAATTCAATAGGTGAACTAACAGCGTCTAATGTACTGATAATATTACTAGCTATATTTTCTCTAATACTCATAATTTAATTCCCTTTATAACATCTTCAA